ACTTTAGAGGGACTTGTTCCCTCTTTTTTTTTGTGAGATAATAAATAAACTCCATAGGGATAACCATGTCTGGTTTACTTGAGCCATCCGTAAAAATTGAGATTGAGATACAAAGCCAAGAGAAAAAAGGCGAAGCGTGTCCAGTTGCCACAGGCGACATAGAAGTCAATCTTGAGAATCGTCAAAAAGCCATTGATAAAGCCAATTATGGCCCAATGAACCCTAACGAAGCAAACGCTGGCTACTGGCGTGAAGTCTCTAAGGTATGGCGAAACTCTCCAGAACAAGCTAAAAAGTCTCGTTGCGGTAACTGCGCTGCTTTCATTCAAACTACTAAGATGATGGATTGCATTGAATCAGGTTTAGCTACAGGTGATGGTGAGACTGATGCTTGGGAAGTTATTGAAGCTGGTGACTTAGGCTATTGCGAGATTTGGGACTTTAAGTGTGCTGCCAAACGTACTTGTACTGCTTGGGTAACTGGTGGCCCGATTACTGACGATTCCGAGAAAATGTCTGAAACTATGGGAGAAGACAATGGGGACGACTAATATGCAGGCGGCTGAGATGATGGGACTTTATCCTAGTTTAACTGCCAAAAAGAAACCTGCGCCTAAACCCATGCCTATCCGTGGTGAGCGTACTGCAAAGAATAAAGCAAAGAAGCCAAAAAAATGATTAAGCGAGGCTCAGAGCAGTTTTCTGGTTATAACAAGCCTAAGAAGACTCCTGACCATCCTACCAAGTCTCACGCTGTTTTGGCTAAGTCTGGTGAGGATGTGAAGCTAATCCGTTTTGGTCAACAGGGTGTTAAAGGCTCTCCTGATGGAAGTAAGCGTAACGAAGCATTTAAGGCTCGTCACGCAGACAATATTGCCAAGGGTAAGATGAGTGCAGCGTATTGGGCTAACAAGGTTAAATGGTGAAACTATGAAAACTCCTAAGATGAACAAAGCTGGAAAAGCCAAAATGGGTGCTGTGATGCACGAGTTTGGCAAAGGCGAACTACACTCTGGTAAGGGCGGTAAAGTTGTTAAGAATCCCAAGCAAGCGGTTGCGATTGCCATAAGTGAAGCTGCTCGTAAGATGGGCAGAATGAAATAATGGCTGACTTAGGCGCATTTTTTGGTAATCCAAACTTACAGCGTCAAGGTGCTAGGGCTAGAGCCTTGGCAGAAAAGCGTGATGTAAATACATTACCAGACCCACTTACCTATGCAGTTATGCAAGGTTTGCTAGGCACAAGACCTGATGAGATGGGGTTTAGTGTTCTTAATCCTGATTACGAAAAGATTAAAAAAGTAGCAGAGCCAGCATTTGCTTTGGGTTTGCTAGGTCAGGCAGCACCTGCATTAGCACCATTGACTAAGGGTTTACCAGTAGGCGCAAGTATTAAAGAAATAACCCCTGCTTTAAATCAGCAGATGGCTAAAGAAGCAGCAGAAAGAATTGGTCAATCTGCAAATCCATACACTCGTTCATTGCAACAAGGGTATGACTATGGTTGGTATCACGGAAGTACAGGTGACATTAAAGCGTTTGACAAGGGATTGCTAGGTGAGGCAACTGGTGCTGAAAGTGCTAAGAAAGGCTTTTTCTTTGCTCGTGACCCACAAAATCCTCCAGCAGCAATGTTGCAAAAGTCAAATGACCATAAATCTATTGAATTCCTAAAAAAATTAGGTAAAACTGACGAAGAAATTGCAAAACTTAATACTGTTTCTATGGAAGGTCATGGTGCTGAAACAGCATCAGGATATGCACAGATTGGTGGCTCAAGAGAATATAGAGATGCAATGCGTAAAGCAAAAGCTGCTGAAAAGCGTGGAAATTGGGATGAGTATGAGAAGCAAATGCTTATTGCAGAAGATAGCGAAATTAAACGTATGAATGATGCTCAGTTATTGGTTGCCAAGTATGGTGATGCTAGAGACACAATGACTGAAAAGATTAATCAAACTTTTTATAGTCTTCAGCATCCACAAGCACAAGCAGAGTTGCTAGATAAAAAATATAAAGAATTGATGCCTTATGGTTGGTATAACACTTACACACCAGAGCAGTTTAATAATCTAAAAACAGAACTTGTTAATTTGGTTGGTGAAAAAGCTGCTAAATCTGCAATAAAAGAAATTGATAACTTTAAAGCAATTGCTGCTGAACGAGCCTTAATTGATAAGACACAAGAGGGCGGTAATGTAATGCCAGTTGCGTTGCGTTATGAAAACCCTATGGTTTATGACTTTAAGGGTCAAGCATACCGAGAGCAGTCTTATAATGATTTAGTTGAAGAAGCTAAACGCAAAGGACATGATGCTTTAATTCTTAAAAATACCTTTGATTCTGGCGCAGGTACTCCAAAACTAGTAGATGTAGGTGTTGTATTTGAGCCTAATCAGATTAGAAGTAAGTTTGCTGCTTTTGACCCAACTAGAACTAAAGAAGCAGACATTCTTGCTGGCTTACTGCCATTAGGAGTGCTTGCAGACGAAGAAAAACGCAAAAAGATTACAAGTCTGTTAGAATAAAGTATTACTTAACCTTGACCAACCCTAGAGGAGTCAAACAAAATGAATAAATTAGAGGCAGGATATTCCGAAAACCTAACCAATAAAGGTAGAGGAAGACCCAAGGGGGCTGTTAATCGTGTCACTAACGAGTTTAGAGAGACAGTTAGATGCCTACTAGAGAATAACGCTGATAATGTCTCTAAGTGGCTAGAATTAGTAGCAGAGGGTGACGAAGCAAAACAGATTCGTCCTGACCCTTACAAAGCCTTAGACATGATTTCTAAACTGGCTGAGTACGCTACACCCAAGTTGGCTAGAACAGAGTTAACAGGTAGCGACAACAAACCCATTGAGATTAGCGTTACATGGGCGAAGTAATCGAAATTCCCTATAAGCCAAGGGAACACCAACTAAAGGTTCACGAGTTACTGGATGGCAAACGCTTTGCTGTCGTAGTAGCACATCGTAGGTTCGGTAAGACTGTCGCTGCGCTTAATCACTTAATCCGTGATGCGGTGCTAAACGAGAAAGAAACACCCAGATACGCTTACATTGCGCCTACCTATGGACAGGCTAAGAGGGTAGCTTGGGACTATCTCGTTAAATACACTACACCGCTAGGCGGTACTAACAACATCTCAGAGTTACGAGTTGACTTCTGGGGTAGGCGTATTCAGTTGTATGGCTCTGATAATCCTGATTCCCTGCGAGGTCAATTCTTTGATGGGGTAATCATCGATGAGGTAGGTGACCAGAATCCTAAGATATGGACAGATATTGTTAGACCTGCTCTGACTGACAGAAAAGGCTGGTGTCTATTCATTGGTACACCCAAAGGACACAACCACTTTAAAGAGTTGCGAGACAGGGCTGAGAAGGAGGATGGATGGGGTCTGCTTGAGTTCAAAGCCTCTGAAACAGGGGTGGTGGATGACGTAGAACTGAAGCAGGCTAAGAATGAGATGGGCGAGGATAAGTACCGACAAGAGTTTGAGTGTAGTTTTGACGCTGCCGTAGAGGGTTCTTACTATGGGCAAATGCTGAACGAGTTAGAAGAAAAGAAGCATATGCAAGAGATTCCCAGAGAGGAATTGAGCAGAACATTTACTGCTTGGGACTTGGGTATGGGTGACTCTACGTCTATTTGGGTGGCTCAACTGGTAGGTACTGAGGTCAGATTACTGGACTACTACGAAAATCACGGAGTTGGATTAGACCATTACGTTAAGTGGATTAAGGATAACGACTATCTGAAAGCAGAGCATATTCTGCCCCATGACGTAAGAGTTAGGGAGTTAGGAACTGGTAAAAGCCGACTAGAAATGCTTGAGGACTCAGGGCTAGAAGTCAAAATAGCCCCGAGGATGGGACTAGATGATGGCATCCAAGCGGTAAGGCGACTGCTGCCAAGGTGCTGGTTTAATGTACCTAAAGTGCAAACAGGACTGAACTGCCTGAGAAACTACCGCAGAGACTACGATGAAAAACGCAAGATATTCTATGAAAGACCACTACACGATTGGTCTAGTCATGGCTCTGATTCTTTCCGTTACTTAGCCCTTGGATTGGATGAAGGACATTCAACGTGGTCTAAGCCTATTAACTCAGCACCGAAGTGGATTGTATGATTGTTGAACGACAAGGCGTTAATTTAGCCCCAAAAGTAAAAGAACTTGAATTGCGACTCGAAATGTTGGAAAATGTGGTAAAAGTATTACAATCGGATAAACCCCGAATGGGTCGCCCTCCAAAGGACAAAAATGGAACAGAACGACTTGAAATCAATCCTACAAGCAGAGATTGATGATGCTATTGGATTTATTGAGAGTGAGACTGTTGACCAACGCAAACAGGCTTTAGAAGCGTATCTCCGTCAACCTTACAATAATGAAGTGGAGGGTAAGTCACAAATCGTTACTGGTGAGGTAGCAGAGGCTATTGATGGTGCTTTGCCTTCACTTGTTCGCATTTTCACAGGCTCAGACAACATCGTAGTCTTTGAGCCACAAGGCCCGAGGGATGAAGCATCCGCAAAACAGGCCACAGACTACTGTAATTGGGTGTTCAATCGAGATAATGAAGGCGTAGCTATTCTGCACGATTGGTTTAAAGATGCCTTGCTACAGAAGAACGGCATCGTTAAGGCGTATTGGGAAGACAAAGAAGACATTATCAAAGAGCGTTACTTTGACTTATCAAACGATGAGTTAGCAATGCTGATGTCTGACGAGAGCATGGAGATTGTCGAACAAGATACGACAGAGTTTCCAATATTTGACCCTAATGGACAACCAGTAATTGACCCTATGGGTATGCCTGTCATGGGTGCTACTCATAACGTGGTAGTGCAGAAGAAAAAGAAATCAGGCAAGGTAACGATTGAGAACGTGCCTCCAGAGGAATTTCTAATTAGCAAGAAGGCTAGAACTATTGCTGATTCACCTTTCGTAGCCCACAGACAGATGTTAACTCGTAGCACCTTAGTGGCTATGGGCTTTAACAAGAAGCAGGTAGAAGGCTTGCAGATGGGTGATGCTTTGGCGTACACCCCTGAGAGGGTAGCTCGTTACTCCGCAGGTGAGCAACCTTACCAAGTTCAGACTGATGACCCCTCGATGCAAGAGATTGAAGTCTTTGAGTGCTATGTCAAAACTGATATAGATGGCAAAGGCATTGCCTCATTGGTTCAGGTGTTCTACGCTTCTAACGAGATTCTTGAGGATGAGAAGGGTAAGGAGATGGTTGAGGAAGTGGACTATGTTCCTTTCCACTCTATTTGTCCTATCCCTATCCCACATAAATTTTTTGGGAATTCACTAGCCGATAGAACGACAGACATTCAGTTAATCAAGACGACTATCACTCGTCAGATGTTGGATAACTTATATCTGACCAACAATGCCCGAGTTGTAGCCGTGGAAGGACAGGTAAATCTTGACGACTTGCTTACATCTACTGCTGGTGGTGTTATTCGTGCTAAGTCTCCTAACGCTGTTCAACAACTTGTAGTTCAGAACGTAGCAAATCAGGCTTTCCCAATGCTTCAGTATCTGGATACAGTTCAGTCTAAGCGTACAGGTGTGTCTGATGCCTCACAGGGTTTAGACCCATCTATCTTGCAGAATGTCACAGCAGCAGCAGTAGCTTCTATGCAACAAGCTGGCGCAGGTAAGATTGAGTTAATGGCTCGAATCTTTGCTGAGACAGGCGTAAAGTCATTGTTTAAGGGTATTCTCCATTTGCTCTGCAAGTATCAAGATAAGGCTCGTTTGGTGCGTATGCGTGGTGAGTTCGTAGAGTTTGACCCTCGCACATGGGCTAACCAATATGATGTGTCTATTAACGTGGGTTTAGGCGCAGGGAATCGTCAGGAACAGATGGCTATGTTGTCGATGGTTCTTGCTAAACAAGAGCAATTGATTGCTCAGTATGGCCCTGCTAATCCTTATGTCTCACCTGCTCAATATCGTGGCACATTGGGACGCATGGTAGAGATTGCTGGCTTTAAAGATAGTGCTGAGTTCTACAAAGCAATTACGCCAGAGCAAGACCAAGCGTTGTCTAATCCTCCTCCACAAGAGCAACAGATGCCTCCAGAAATACAGGCTTTGATGGCTAAGACTCAAGCTGAGATACAAGCCAACCAAGCTAAAGCACAAGCTGACTTGCAGATGCAACAACAACAGATGCAGATTGACATGGAAATGGCGCAACAGAAGGCTGCTCTTGAAATGCAATTGATGCGTGAGAAAGAGATGGCTAAGTTGCAACTTGAGCGTGAGAAACAACAGGCTTACTTTGCATTGAAGCAACAAGAGTTTGAAGCAGAAGCACAATTAAAAGCAATGAAGATTGGTGCTGGCATTACATCCAACGTAGAGATTAGGGGTTAATCATGGCTTTAACAGCACAGCAAATAATTAACTTAATTGGGCAAGAAAAAAACCTTGGTGGTTATTCGACTGTTGTTGAAAATGCAGAAACAGGTCAAACATCACAAGTTTTAAATGACTTGGGTGGATTTAATGCTACATATAAGCCTCCAGTTATTGAGCAGACAGAACAAGGAATAACATACACATCTCCTCCTGAGTTGAGTGGTTTTAGTCGTGTTGACCCTACTAACAATGATTACATCCAGTATTTTGATACAGGTGGTAACTTAGTTGGTCAGGAAAAGATACTTAGTTCTGGTCAGCAGATTTGGTCTGACTTAGGGCCTATCATCACGGCTATTGCAGGTCAATACGCAGCCCAAGCACTTGGTGCTGCTACTTCTCCAGCAGCAGGAAATGGGGCTTTCTTAGGAGAGAATGTAGTTTCTGGAGTTCCTGCTTTTGATACCGCTTTTACCAATGCTGGTGGTGCATTTAATTCTGCTTTTGGGTTGCCTGTTGGTAATGGGGCATTTTTAGGTGAAGGTGTGCCAACTGGAATTAACGCTTGGGATACTGCTTACACAAATGCTGGTGGTGTGTTTAATCCTGCGTTTGCGTTAGGCCCAGATGGACTTGTAGGAACACCTTTGGTAACTCCTCCAGCAGTTGCCACTCCTGCGGTAACCACTCCTGTTGTTAATCCTCCAGTTACTCCTCCTGTAGTCAATCCTCCAGTTGTGACTCCTACAGTAACTCCTCCTATTATTCCTCCAGCATTAACAGAAGTTATTAAAGCAATTGCCCCCATTGCTGTTCCTGCAATTATTGCTACTGCTGTATCTCCTAAAACAACGACACCAACTGGCTTTGACATTGTTCCTATTCCAACAGATTGGAAGACTCCTCCGAAGCCAACTGTTGCACCATATACGCCACTAACACCAATTGACTTTGGTACTCAAAACTTGTTAAAGGGTACGCAGTTTGAGGAATTCTTAAATGCTAACTATGGCAAAGTGCCAGAGCCAGTTAAGTATTCTCAGCCATCAAATCTAAGTTACAACGATTTGATGAGCATCTTGGGTAGCAGACAAGGTATGCCATCAGCAAGTAGCCTAAGTATCAACGACATTATTTCTGGAATACAAAATCAGTATGGACAAGCACCTACTCGCACAATGGGCTAAAAACCTATTAAATGATGACTTTTTTAAAGAAGTCATAGATAACTTGAAAAAAGAACAGATTAGTGTGATAATTAACACAAGTGCAGATGAATTAGGTAGGCGTGAAGACGCTTATCGGCACATTAAGTCTATTGAGTTGATTACAGGACACCTAGAAGGTTTAGCCTCGGAAACTGTGATTAAAGAGAAGAAGTGGAAGATTCTGTAGCCTAAAAGCTACCCTCCGTCCAGAAGGTTTCTGGTGATTATTGAGATGACAAATGGAAAACACCAACCCACAAGGGAGTGAAAGCCTAAATGTAAACCAAGCCGCTTCAGCGTTTGAAAGTCTAATGGGTGATTCTGAGGAAGCTGACAACAGCCAAGCCGAAGGTCAAACAGAGGAAATTCAAGAGACTGATGAAGTTGAGTATTCTGAAGAAGAAGAACAACCCAAGCAGAGATATAAAGTCAAAGCATCTGGTGAGGAAGTCGAAGTAGAACTAGACGAACTTATCAAGGGTTATCAACAAGGTACGGACTACACTAAAAAGTCTCAGGCTCTAGCTGAACAACGTAAAGCGATTGAAGCTGAACGTAGTCATTTAGAGCAGGTTAAACAAGAGCGACAAGCATATGCTCAGAAGTTGCAAGCGTTGGATAGCTTCCTTACGCAGCAACATCAGGGTGTGGACTTAGAAGTTTTAAAGGAAACAGACCCTATCGGTTATGCGGTAGCGGTAGCTGAACAGAGTCAGCGTGAGAAACAGTTAGCAGTAGTCAGGAATGAACAGCAACGCATTGCCCAACAGCAACAAGCCGAGCAACAAGCCTCTTTGCAAAACCATCTCCGTCAAGAATCTGAGAAGCTAGTGAGTCTGATTCCTGAGTTAGCTACACCACAGGGTGATGCGGTACGGAAACAAATCCGTGACTATGCGAAGTCTGTTGGATGGTCTGACCAAGAACTCAGTTCCGTGTATGACAGTCGTGCTGTGATGACATTGTATAAAGCAATGAAGTATGAGCAACTTCAAAAGAGCAAGCCAGAGTTAAATAAAAAACTCCAGTCTGCCCCTAAGATGATGCGCTCTGGTACTTCTGCGCCTCCTACAAGGTCTTCACAAGATAAACAGGTTATGCAGAGGTTGCGTGAAACTGGAAAAGTTACTGACGCAGCTAAAGCATTTGAACGATTCTTTTAATTTTGGAGTTTTAAAATGGCTACATATCAAACATATACCGCTATCGGTCAGCGTGAAGACCTTTCGGATGTTATCTACTCGATTTCACCAACAGATGTCCCATTTATGTCGTCTATCGGCAAAACAAAGGCAACTGCTGTTTATCACGAGTGGCAGACAGACTCTTTGGCAGCCGCATCGTTGACTAACTATGCAGTTGAAGGCGATACGGCATCTGATGCCACTATGTCTCCTACGACTCGTATTGGCAACCGAACACAGATTGCACAGAAGACTGTAAAGATTTCTGGCACTTTGCAAGCTGTTGATAAGGCAGGCCGCAAATCAGAAAAAGCCTATCAACTTGCGAAAGCATCGGCTGAAATTAAGCGTGACATGGAGACTTCTTTGCTGAGTAACCAAGTTGCTGCTAATGGCAATAGCTCTACTGCTCGTAAATTGGGTGGTTTGCAAGCATGGTTGGCTACCAATGGTTCTTTTGGTACTTCTGGTTCTGCTGGTGCTTCTGGCACTACTGCTCGTACCAACGGCACAAACCGCACTTTCACAGAAGCCTTGTTGCAATCTGTTGTTAAGAGCGTTTACTCCTCTGGTGGCAATCCCAAAGTGTTGATGGTTAACCCTGCTCACAAGCAGACAGTTTCCGCTTTCACAGGTATTGCTGCACAGCGTTTCATGGCCCCAAGCAATGCGCCTACGACTATCGTGTCAGCGGCAGATGTTTACCTGAGCGATTTCGGTGCAATTTCAATTGTTCCCAACCGCTTTATGACATCTACCAACTCTTGCGATGAGACAGCGTTTGTGCTTGACCCCGACATGGCTGCTATTGCTTATCTGCGTCCTTTCCAGACCAACGAGTTGGCTGTTACTGGTGACAACGAAAGCACACAGTTGTTGGCTGAGTACACTTTGGAAGTTAAGAACGAAGCAGCACATGGCATCATTGCTGACTTGACACCTTAATCTAAGGTAATCCCGAAAAATGCCTCAGACTTAAACCTCTGGGGCATTTTCTTTTCTAGTCAAACTGATAGAATTGCACTATGGAAAACTTTAGACAAACTGCTGTTCATGCTGATGGTGAGGGTGGAATTATTATCCAGACTCGTCAGGATGTTTCTGACATTGTTGAGCAGAATAAAAAAGAATATAACTCGTACGATGAGCGAGCAAGATGGTCTGACCAACTGTTTGGCAATAAAGTAGCTTCTATTCCTATGACAGTTATTGATGACTTGAACAAACAAGGAATCATGCGTGGCTTTGCTGTTCTTGATGACAAGCGTTTTGCTGCTTGGTTGAATGACCCAATGAATCGTGCATGGCGCACTAGAACTGGAGTGGTATGAGCCTCTCAACATATTCTGACTTGCAGACTTCCATAGCCAACTATCTGGCTAGGTCTGACTTGACAAGCATCATTCCAGACTTCATTACTCTGGCTGAAAATCGTTTGCGTAGAGAGTTGCGTGTTCGCCAGATGCTTAAATCTGTAACAACTAGCACAGTCTCTGGTGACGCAACTGTAGAGATACCTAGCGACTTCTTAGAGATTCGTGATTTTGTTGTGATGACAAATCCAATTCAACCATTGAGTTACTCTAGCCCATCATCGTTATCTAATGACCCAAGAACATCAGAAGTTGGCGTTCCAAAGTCTTACACGATTCTTGCTAGTGAGTTTCAGTTAGCACCTGCACCAGATGGTATCTATACGTTGAAGATGCTTTATTACGCTGCGCCAGCATACTTGTCTAGCAGTAACACAAGCAATGTTTTCTTGAATATTGCCCCTGATGGCTTGCTGTATGGCGCATTGGTTGAGGCAGAGCCGTATTTAATGAATGACGCTCGTATCAATACATGGGGTTCTATGTACGACAGAGCAATTTCTTCTCTCACTAGGTCTGATGAAAACACTCAGTATTCTGGTGTACCCCTGTCAATCAAATTAACTGCAAGGTGAAATCATGGCTGAAATGTCTAACTACTTGGAAAATGCTCTTATCAATGTGACGTTAAGAGCAACTGCTTACACAGCACCTACGACTGTGTATCTTGCTTTATACACAACTGACCCAACTGATGCTGATACTGGAACTGAGTGTTCTGGTACTAACTACGCTCGTCAGTCTGTGACATTTGGTGCGCCTAGTAATGGTGCATCTACAAACTCTGCTGCTATTGAGTTTCCTCAAGCTGGCGGTTCATGGGGAACAATTACCCACATTGGAATCCGTGATGCTTTGACTACAGGTAACTTGCTGTATCACACACCATTAGACGCTTCTAAGACGATTGCAACTGGTGATGTATTCCGCATTGCTGTTGGTTCATTGAGCGTTACTTTAGCGTGAGATGGCTGACTTACTGCCTCCGTGGACGATTGACTCGCTAGACAATTTAAAGTCTAGCATTGATGACTTAACACTCACACTCGATAGTCCACTTTATGATACCTCTGTAACCCTATGGGATGCCTATGGGTCTGTAACTGCGTCTGCAAGCGTTATAGCCGATGGTACTAGGGTTCAGTATGGTGTAGGGGTAGTAAATGGTTTAGCGACTGTTACGGCAGATGCAGTAAGGGTTCAGTTAGCCAGCGCAAGTATTACGGCTAATGCTAGTGCGTCTTGTGATGCAACTAGGGTGCAGTTTGCCTCTGGTGCAGTTGATGCAACATCTACAGTAACTGCTAACGCTACTCGTGTTCAGTTTGCTAGTGGAAGTATTACTGGCAATGCAGATGTAACTGCTGTTGGGGGTATTGTTAAGGATGGCGTTGCTTCCGTTACTTGTGTAGCTACAGTAGTTGCAAATGGTGGTTTGGTTGCTGAAGGTGTCGCAAGTATTACTTGTAGTGCAACAGTAAGCGCAATTGGCATCCGTCAGCAAAGTGCTTCTGCTAGTGTTAGCGGAACATCTACAGTAACTGCTGATGCAATAAGGGTTAGAGATGCAGTAGCAAGCGTGACAGCTAATGCCAACGTATCTGCACAAGCTAACGCTACATATGGAAATGTGATTGCGATTACTGCGCTTGCTACAATTACTGCGAATGGCGTTATCCTTGGTGACAATTGGACTCCTGTTGTCGTAGATGACAACACTTGGACACCAGTAAGCAGAGATACAAATACTTGGACAGCAGTTCCAGTAGATTCAAATACATGGACACCAGTTGCTGCTAATGACAACGATTGGACAATTCAGTCTCAAGGAAGTAATACATGGCTACGACAAAACTAACTTTTGGTGAGTGGATGCCTGACCAACCTAGCGTGTCTGGTGCGTTGACTGACGCTAAGAACGTGGTTTCTCAGGCTATCGGTTATGGCCCATTCCCTGCGCCTGTGACGTTTTCATCTAGTAATGCTGCTGAGGATTTAACATCACTCTACGCTGCCAAGCAACCCAATGGCGATACTGCTTTGTTTGCGGCTGGTTCTACCAAGATTTATACAGTAAGCGGTGTAGGGGCTATCACTCAGGTTAAAACTGGCATGACAACTGGTGCTAATGATAGGGTTCGTTTTACTCAGTTTGGTAAGACTGTAATCTCTACAAATAACGCTGAGAAACTCCAAGCATGGACGCTAGGAACATCTACATCGTTTGCTGACTTATCTGCAACTGCACCTATTGCTAAATACATTACAGTTGTCCGTGACTTTGTGGTGGTTGCAAATACGCTTGAAACGACACAACAACAGTATCGTGTACGTTGGTCAGCCATCAATGATGAGACTGATTGGACTGAGAACGTAAACACTCAGTCTGATTATCAAGACATTCCTGATGGTGGTCAGATTGTGGGAATCCGTGGTGGTGAGTTTGGTCTTGTTCTTTTAGAGCGAGCAATTCACCGAATGAGTTATGTAGGAACTCCGTTTATTTTCCAGTTTGACAATATCTCTCGTGGCAAGGGATGTATGGTAGCTGGCTCAATTGCACAATACCAAGGTATAACTTTCTTCTTATCTGATGATGGATTTTATTTGTGTGATGGACAAAACGTCACACCTATTGGCGCAGAAAAAGTAGATAGATTCTTTTTACAAGATGCCTCGGATTCAGACTATGGAACTATGTCTGCTGCCGTTGACCCTATTCGCAAACTTGTAATCTGGAATTACAAATCTGTTAACGGAAACAGGAATGTATTGATTTACAACTTTAAGACGCAGAAGTGGACTTATGGGGATGCAGGTACAGATTATTTGTCTGAAGCCTCTACATCGTCTGTAACACTTGAGCAATTAGATAGCATCTCTGGTTCTATTGATGCTTTGACTACTTCTTTAGACTCACGTTTGTATGTAGGTGGTAAATACTTCTTAGGTGGTACTTTAGCCACTCGTGTGATGAGTTTTACAGGTGCTAACCAAACTGCCGTAATTTCTACGGGTGACTTGGATATTGGTGCTAACTCAGTAGTAACCCTAGCTAGACCTATTGTTGACAATGGTTCTGCTACTGTGGCTATTGCTTCTCGCACCCTGCTAAACCAAGGTGTAAGTTTTAATACTGCCGTGGCTGCTAGTTCAGAGAATCGTGTTCCACTTAGAAGTGCAGGTAGATATCACAGACTTAAAGTCACTCCTACTGGTGCTAACTGGAATAACGCTATCTCCGTGGATGTGGATATTACTCCGCAGGGAGTTCGCTGATGTTTAGAAGCCTACCTGCGTTTGGTGGTGACCAGAGGGCTGTGGCTGAAGTAGTCCGTGGCATCATGGACGGAAAGACCAATAACACAGGGACTTTGACTTTGGCAACTGGTGGTGCTACAAGTACCACTTTGACAGACAGAAGGATTGGCCCAGATAGCGTTATTTTGTTTGCGCCAGCATCTGCTGCGGCTAATGCTGACTATATGCCTTATGGGGCATTTCAGAGCCTTGTTGACCAAACTGTTGCATCTGCAAATACTGCCTATGCAATGACAATGGACACTACGGACTTTTCCAATGGTGTAACTTTATCCAATAGTTCTAGGATAAATGTCAAAAATACAGGTATTTATAACTTTCAATGGTCTGGTCAGTTTGAGAATACTGACTCGCAAGACCATGACGTTAGGGTTTGGATAAAGGTTAACGGAACAAACCTTACTGGCTCAACAGGTTTCTTTGCGATAGCTAGTAAGCATGGCTCGGTTAATGGTCGTGGTTTGGTTGGATGGAACTACTATTTAAGTCTAAATGTTAATGATTACATTGAACTTTGGTGGGAAACTGATAGCCCATTAGTGAGTCTTCAAGCCTACGCTGCTGGCACAAATTACCCATCTACAGCGTCTTTGATTACTACGATGAACTACATTTCTCCGTCAGCATTGACTAACATTTACGCTAGTTCCCAAGGACAGGGTACGGCTACGATTACGCACTTTGCCAATTCAACTGCAAACAAGAAATATCGGTATGCAATTATTGGTTGATTTTAATTATTTATGTATAATGGATTCCGTGGATGACCCATCTTGGAATCCGAACTTTTAGGAGTAAAAGATGGTAACCGAAACCAAGTCACAAATTGACCCAACAATCCAACCTTATCTGGGTTACGGATTACAGCAAGCACAACAACTGTATCAGGGCGGTGGCCCACAATACTATGGTGGTCAAACCTACGTTTCTCCATCCACTACCACTCAGACAGGATTACAGGCTTTAGAGGCTCGTGCTTCTTTGGGTAACCCACTACTACAGTCTGCACAGAATCAGTTGCAAAACACAGTTTCTGGTGGTTTCTTAGGTGGTAATCCATTCTTTCAAGGTGCTTTCCAACCTGCTGCACAAGCGGCTGAAACTCAGTTTAAAACGACTTTAGGTGATATTGCATCTAAATCAAGCATGGCAGGACGTTATGGTTCTGGTGCTATGGGTTCTTTGCAAGATAGGGCTACTGGTCAGTTTGGTCAACAGTTGGCTAATACTGCTGGACAGTTGGCTTATCAGAACTACGCTGATGAACGAGCAAGACAACAAGCCGCTACGATGGCTGCGCCTCAAATGGCTCAAGCTGACTATCAAGACATTCAGAATATGTTGCAAGCAGGTCAATTGCGTGAAGGTTACCAAGGTCAACAAACTCAAGCAGACATTGCTAAGTTCAACTTCCTGCAAAACCAACCACAACAGAACTTGCAGAACTACTTATCTCTTGTCTATGGCAACCCACTAGGACGAGTAGCTTCTTCTACAACTAGTGGAACGCAAGACACATCTTTCTTGCAAAATGCTTTAGGTTTGGCTGCTGTTGGTGGTGGCTTGTATAAGAATCTAGGTGGTTCAACTGGCATCAGTAACTTGTGGAATAGCGGTTCTAATTGGTTAAGTGGTGCGCCCAACATGGGTACTATTGACGCAACAGCACCTGCACTTGGCTCTAACTGGTGGGATTGATATGGCTGGACTATTAGACATTTTTGGTACTAGCGGTGCAGACACAATGGGTCTGCTCGGTATGTCACAAGCTGACATTGCTCGTAATCGTGAAGACGCACAAGCACAAGCCTTGTATGCCCTAGCAGGACGTTTATTCCAAGGTGGTAACACAGGACAGTCTATTGTTGAAGGCTTGCAACAAGGTCAGAAAGCCTATAAAGGCGGTATGCAAGAAACCTTGCAAAACCAACTTCAAAACGTACAATTGCAAGACATGATTCGTAAACGTAAGCTAGAGCAACAACAATTAGCTGAACAACAACGAGTTCAAGGTGTTATTCAAGGCGCTGTAACCAAGCCACAAGAGATTTATGGCGAGGACATTATGGGTCAGCGAGTAGGCGAAGGTATGACTGCTGGTGGCTTTGATTTGCAACGAGCAATGCCACAATTGATGGCTTCACCAGAAGGACGTAAAGCCCTGACTGAGTTGATTGCATCTAATAAAGCAATGAGTGGTGAACTTACTACATTACCAGAAGGTGCTAATCTTGTTCGTGTTAGCCCAACTGGAGATGTTAAAACTGTTGCTAGTGGCGCACCAAAAAAAGAAAAAGTAGATATTGCTGGAGATGTAAAAGAAGCAAGACAAGTTCTTGGAATCTTGACTCCAGTTGATGAAATGACTCAGACTGAAAGAGCCTTAGTTCGTGCTTACATTGACAGAAAAGACGCAGGTAAAGCACCTAAAGTTTCTGTAGATTTGAAAGACCCAACTGCTGTAGCAATGGCTGGTCTTAGAATGCAAGGTGATATTAGGCAAGATTTAAAAGGGCCTAAAGACACGGCTACCGCCTACCAAACAATGTATAACGCTGCCACAAACCCGACTCAAAAGGGTGATACGACAATGCTTTATACATTCTTTAAAGTTCTTGACCCACAGTCAACTGTGCGTGAAGGTGAGATTGAGATGATTAAACAATCTCGTTCTATTCCTGAGAAATTTAAAGGCATGGCTTTGAAATTGGCAAGTGGTCAAACATTGCTAGAAAGCGAAAGAGCAGACTTGTTAAATCAAGCATATCAATATGTATCTAATCAGCAAAGAGGCGTTACAGAAACAATTGATATGTATAAGGACTATGCCAAGGCGTTTGGCTTAAATCCAGAGAAAGCTGTTCCAAATCCATTTGCAGATATTAAGAAGCCTCCATCAAAAACTGTGATGATAAATAAAAAACAAACAGTTGCAAAACTTGCTGATGATGGTAACTACTACATTCAATCTGGAACAAATACGGATGGAACACCTAAGTATTTTAAGGTTGACTAAACATGGCTAAATTAACACCAGTTACAGGAAACCCATTTGCAGGGCTTGAATCAGTATTGGTTCAAAAAGAAAAGTCTCAGCGTATTGAGCCAACTGAGCGTGGGCAAATGGCTGGTTACTTGCAATTGTTAAAAGATGCTGGCGCAGGTAAAGCGGTTATTGGTGCTGTTCTAAATGCAGGTTCTCCATTAGACCAAGCAAAAGCAATTGTAAAAAATCTTCCTAGTGCTGAAATTAAGTTTGATGTTGTTGCAGGGAACTATGTTCCATACATCACATACAAAGACAAGAACTATGCAATTACAAAGCAAGGTCTAACTGGTGAAGATGTAGCAGAGTTTTTAACTCCATCTATTGCTGACATTGTTTCTACTGGTGGAGTAATGGGTGCGCTTAAAGTAGGCTCACAATTGTTACCTCCTCCATTAAGGACGTTGGCACAAAGTGCTTTGGCTACGCCTGTAAGAAGGGCTACTGTTGCTGGAACTACATCTGGCGCAACAGACCTTTCAATGCAAAACCTTGCACAAATACTCGGTGGAGAAAAAGACACTTCATATTTGCAAGCTGGTGCAACAACTTTGTTTGGTGGATTTGGTCAAAATATTGGCGAAAACTTAGCTAAAAAGTTTGGCAAAAAGCAAAGCATTTTAGACAACCAAGGCAGACTAAAGCCAGAAGTTGAACAGTATTTTATTGACCAAGGATTAAACACTTCTAGGTGGACTCCTGACATTCTGATGGAGTTGGATAAGTTACGCCAACAAGCAGGTAGGTCATTTTATGATGATGCGGTATTGTCAACATCTGTTGCAAAGGCAGAATCAAAAGCATCTGGTATTCCGACAACAAAAGGTCAGCAAACTGGTGACGTAAACCAACTTGCTCGTGAATATCGCATGAGGGCTGGTGCATCTGGTGACAAAGCTGCCACTACCATGCGTGAGTTTGACTTAGCACAAGCACAAGCTATTAAAGAGGCGCAAGAGCGTTTACAGGCTCAAACTGGTAGAACGACACAACCTACATTTACCACTCGTCAAGAACAAGGCTCTGCCCTTGCTGAAGACTTGCGTAAGACAGCATCTGCAAAACTTAAAGAAGTAGATGAAGCATATAAAGAAATGAAGGATGTTCCTTTTTCTGTTATGCCAGATGACTTTAATGGATTAGCACAATACGCTACAGATTTCGCTTTAGCTGGTGACAGGATTCTTGACCCTAAGTTGTATCCTGAGATGATGGCAAATATTAAGTATTTGCGTGAACTTACAGAAAAGTTTGGTGAGGATTCTTTCTCTTTGGGGAAGACAGAGCAAGTTAGGCGTGTTCTTGCTAGAACTGCAAACTCTGCAAGCAATGACGAAAGAAAAGCTGCTGCACTTACATCTATCAAGGCTTTTGATACTTGGTTAGATGATTTGGTTGAACAGGGTAAGTTCTTGGGTGATGAGACTGCTGTTACCAAGCTAAAAGACGCAAGGGCAAAGCGCACAGAATATGGTCAGTTATTTGAGCCATCTAATAGACTTGGTGGCGATACTGCTGGAAGGTCTATTGAGCAAATCATTAAAAATGATGATGTAACTTCACCAGAAATTGTTAACAAGATTTTTGGAAATGCTGATGTTGGTGGTAACCAAAATGCTTATAGAACAATTGACAGACTTGTAAAAGCGTATGGCGCAGACTCACCAGAAGTAAATCGTGTTCGTGAGGCTGTGTTCTATCAAATTATCAATGGCTCTGCTGGTGACCCTGCTAATCCTTTAAAGGTTGTCCAAAGGATTGACAAGGCAACTAAAGAAGGAAGTGAAATTCTTGACTTAGTTTTTAATGGCGAAGACTTGGGTAAGTTGTTTGACTTGCGTACTCAGTTATCTAGGGTTTTGCCTCCAGACAATCCATTGTCAGCAAATTTTGCTGGCGCAGGTTCTATCAATCGTTCTGGCTCTGCTTATGAGTTATCAAGAGGATTGGGCGACTTGCTACAAAAAATATCTACTGGTGGAACATTAGCAGCTACAGGTGACCCTGTTACAGCAGGTGGTCAGTATTTATTGCAAAATGCAATGGGAACTGCTAAAGATATATTTAGGAATATGCCAGCTAAAGAAGCGGTGCGTGGTGCGACAATACCTAATGCAATGCCAAACAACTTATTGTTTCCAGCAACTAGCGCAGCAGCAGGTTCTCAATTGGTTGAACAGGTATATCCATATCTTGAAGAACTTTTATCTGGCGGTTTGCTAGGTCAATAATTTAACGGAGTAAATAATGCCCAAGACAAAAATTAGTGAGTGGAGTTCGACTCCCGCAAATAACACAGACATTGACAGTATCAATATCGCAGAGGGTTGTGCGCCTTCTGGTATTAACGATGCTATCCGTGAGTTAATGGCACAGGTTAAAGACTTGTACGCTGGAACTAGCGGAGACATAATTGCCGTGGCTGCTGGTGGTACAGGTGTCGGTACAAGTACAGGCTCTGGTAGCAACGTACTGGCTACCTCTCCTACCCTAGTAACCCCTATCCTTGGAACACCCACTAGCGCAACTTTAACAAACGCTACAGGTCTTCCTATCGCTACAGGTGTATCAGGTCTAGGAACAGGTGTAGCAACCTTTCTGGCGACTCCTAGTTCAGCCAACCTACGTTCTGCCTTAACTGATGAGACAGGAACAGGCTCTGCTGTTTTTGCGACTTCACCTACTTTGGTGACTCCTATTCTTGGAACACCTACAAGTGCAACCCTGACCAATGCGACAGGACTTCCTTTAACTACTGGTGTGACAGGAACACTTCCTACTGCCAATGGCGGTACTAACCTAACATCATTCACATCAGGCGGTGTGGTTTACGCCTCAAGTTCTAGTGCATTGGCTACTGGGTCTGCGCTTCAGTTTACTGGGACTAGTTTATTGGTAGGAACTACGAGTGCAACGGCAAATTTTAATTTCCTTGCTACTCAAGCTACCGATGCACCCGCTGGATTGATGGTAGAGAACACAAGTAATACCGCATCAGCATCAGCGGTTATGCGCTATAAAAGTAGCGGTTCTATTTTTGCATACACTGGTTTAGCTAGTCCAAGCAGGTCTTCTTATGCTGGTTTAGGGGCAAATGTATTATCAATGTATACAGGTGGTGATGCTGGTATTTCTTTAGTTGTAGATAATGCCGCTGGGCCAATTACTTTTAATACCAACTCAGCAGAAGCAATGCGTATTTCACCCGCAGGCAATGTAGGTATTGGGACAAGTTCGCCAGCTTACAAGTTGGATTTGTTAACGTCAGCAAATTTTGCTGGGCGATGTGCAAGCGCAACAAGGGGTGGTTATTTATACTTAGACTCAGGTGGGCCTGGAATCTTTAATACTGCTGCCTATGGTGGCGAGGGGATGTACTTTCACGCTGGTTCTAACTACATAAGATTCATCACAAATAGCACAGAGCGTATGACTCTAGATGCGTCTGGGAATTTGCTTGTGGGGACTACGAGTGCATTTGGAACAGTTGGTGCAAGCACAGGTTTTCAAGCGACACAAGGTGGGGCTATATATGCTTCATCAAATGATGATAGCTATTTTGCTAAAAGGAATTCTGATGGTGCGACTATAACCTTCCGTAGAGATACAACTACAGTTGGTTCTATTTCTTTAACAAGCACATTAACTTCTTACAACGTAACTTCAGACTATCGTCTAAAGAACACCATTGCACCAATGACAGGCGCATTGGCAAAAATAGCATTACTCAAACCAGTTACTTATAAGTGGAACGCTGATGGTTCTGACTGTGAAGGCTTCATTGCTCACGAATTGGCTGAAGTTGTGCCTCATGCTGTAACTGGTGTAAAAGATGCTGTTGACAAAGATGGCAATCCTAAATACCAAGGCATTGATGTTTCATTTTTGGTGGCTACATTGACTGCGGCTATTCAAGAACAACAAGCAATCATTGAATCACTCAAGGCACGACTTGATGCCGCTAATCTTTGAAAGGTAAATTATGACTACCTTGACACAAGAAGAAGCACACCGCTTGTTTGAGTACAAGGATGGTGTATTGCTTTGGAAAGAGCGCCCAAGGGCTAGCCGTAAACCTAAAGGTGATATGGAGGCGGGAACTAAATCAGGACACGGATACAGAAAAATTAGATTTGGTGTAAAAACTTACTACACACATCAAATTATTTTCTTAATGCAACACGGATATATTCCAAAGTTAATTGACCATATTGATGGCAATTCAGAAAATAATGCTATTGATAATTTAAGAGAATCAGACAAGTCAAAAAACGCTTGCAACTCAAAACTTCCATCTCATAACACATCAGGAACTAAAGGTGTTTTTTGGGCTAAAAGAGAAAACAAGTGGATTGCTAGAGTTCAAATAAATAAGAAAATAATTCATTTGGGAACTTTTAAAGATTTAGACCTTGCAAGTTTGGTAGCAGATGAAGCAAGACTTTTGTATCACGGCAAACACGCCAGAATTTAAAGGAAAATTATGTCAACCTCGTATAACTGGGTAATTACTCAAACTGACTTTGATGTGGCAACAGGCTACATTTTCTGTGCTCATTGGACAGCATCAGCAGTAGATGGAGACTACACAGCCTCTATCTATTCAACAAGTTCATGGGCGGCAGGAACACCAACAATCCCCTATGCACAAGTCACTATGGCTGAAGTGCTTGATTGGTGTTGGGCTAATGGGGTCGATAAGACTGCGACTGAAGCGGCTTTGGCGGCTAACATTGCTTTGCAAAAGAATCCTACGCAAGCGTCAGGCACTCCGTGGGGTCAAGCATGAAGCTAGAGTTAGAAACAAACGAAGTTCAATTCATTTTGAATGTGTTGGGTGAGATGCCAGCCAAGTCTGGTGTGTGGCCTTTGATTGTTAAGATTAAAGAGCAAGCAGAGGCTCAATTGCCTAAAGAAGCACCAACGGAGTGAGTAATGGAAGACCAAGTAACCCACTCGCAAATCTACGAGAGACTGCTTGCAGTTGAATCTAAGGTAGATGAGATAGACAAGAACACCAAAGGTCTTGTAGAGGCTATACACGCCTTGGATGGGGCTTTTAAGGTTTTGGGATGGGTTGCTTCTGCTGCCAAGCCTATTCTATGGGTGGGCGGTCTAATCATGGCGGCTGGTGCTGTTTGGCAGACTTGGATTAAAAAATGATGGATTGGCTAGAGGCTATTGTTGCTCTAGCCTTTTTGTTTTGCTTTGTCATGTTCTGTGGTCATGTCATTCTTTGGGCGATGCCGTGAGATGGCTCATTGCACTTGTCCTTACCCTATCACTTCAATCTACAGGGAAAGACCTATGTAGTGTGCGTGAGTTTTACTCTATTGCTTGGGGTGTGCATGACCCTACTGAGAGGTACAAACAGATGGCTGAGTGGCTTACAAAACATCAGAATTTATGTAAAAGTACCGACTTTAGAGTAATCTGGAACAACCTGAGTGAGTGGGCGGGAAACTCTGATTCACATCATTTAAGAGCATTGGTAATTCATGGGTATAAAGAAGCACTTGAGAGGGAAAAGAAGTGATACCGCCTTTATACAAATGGTATCCAATGGTGGAAGCACCAGAGTATCCAACTAGGACGGATGCACTTGAGAGAAGGGCTGAAAAGCTGACTGAGGACTACAAGCAAGCTCTGAAGATGGAGAAGATGGAAATCAAAATTGATGAACTTGAGTTTGAGTTGTACGTTAAGAAGGCAGAACGCAACCAACTGAGTTTAGAGATATTCACCAATCGAAAAGTAGATTTATTGATTTAGGATTTACATGATGGACATGAAAGAAAGACTAACATTTATTGTGACCATATTGGTAGCAGTAACTTTGTGTATCTGTTTACTGGCAATCATTGCTGCAATGCTTGTCGGTCTGTGGGCGAAAGAAGTTGAAAATGCAGAAGTGTTCAAGATGCTCAGTCCAGCACTAATGACTATCCTTGGTGCATCTGTTGGTGTTTTGGCGGGTGTAAAAATGTCAACTAAAAACAATTGTAAGGAATGTGATGCTTGATATTCTCTCTGGTGGTTTACTAGGTTCTATCTTTGGTGGCATCTTTAGGATGGCACCAGAGGTCTTGAAGTGGCTTGATAAAAAGAATGAGCGTAGTCACGAACTGGCACTTTTTTCTCGTCAATGCGAATTAGAACAAATGCGTGGACAAATGAAACTCGCAGAAATAGGCGCACAAAGAGAAGCCGCTATTGACGTAGGCGTGATGGATGCCTTCAACAACGCTATTACACAGCAAGCAGAGATGGTTAAAGCCGCAGGTGGATGGGTAGCCTCACTTTCTGCTTCTGTGCGTCCTGTGGTCACTTATTGGGTACTATTCGTTTGGTCATTCATCCATGTTTGGTTTGCTTGGAACGCATGGCTTTTAGGTGCGCCAGCTACCGAAGTCTTTAAAACAATGATGACTCCAGACTTTTCTGCTTTGCTATCAGGAACTATTAACTACTGGTTTCTCGACAGAACTCTCTCTAAGCGTGGCATATGAACTTAGAGTTGGCAGCAGAACTGTGTAAAAGGTTCGAGGGCTTTCGTTCTAAGCCCTACCTTTGCCCTGCTAACATACCTACGATTGGCTATGGGTCTACTTACTATGCCAATGGAGTGAAGGTTACTTTAAATGACCCTCCAATGAGCCAACAAGATGCCCATGAATTGTTAATGGTTGAGTTAGAGCATACCTATCTGCCAAGCGTTTTGAGGCAATGTCCTATCCTTGCAACTGATGAGCGTAAATGCAACGCTCTGATTTCATTCACCTACAATTTGGGCTGTGGGCGACTCCAGACTTCTACTTTAAAGCGAAAAATCAATGCCCAAGATTGGGAAGGTGCTAAAGAACAATTGATGCTATGGAACAAAGGCGGTGGGAAGGTTCTAGCAGGTTTGACCAAGCGTAGAGTTGCTGAGTGTGCATTGTTAAATTAAAATGTCATAATATCCATATAAGGTGTTGATATGTCTAATATACCTACACCAGAAGACGCACAAATCTTTGCACAAAGTGTCAGAAAATGGCAGCAAGTGTTGAGTTTGGGTGATTGGC